AGGGTTGAGATTATTCTTAACCCATAAGTTTTTACCTAATCTAGACGTATCATGTCTAGAAGGAGAGGTTAAAAGGTCAGGTTGATATGGTTTAATAAAGTCCCATAATTGTTTACCTTGAGGCATCCAATCCATTCCTACCCAGAACCTAACTCCAATCTTAGTATCAATTAGATGCCAAAATTGTTCTGTCCCAAACTTCTTTTCATACTCTTGAGGGTTCATTCCAGTGAAGTGGTCAAATCTCTTTTCAAAGTCTGTTAGCACACCATCCATATCACAATATATTTTATATGGTGGTTTTTCTTTTACCTCTGGTAGAGGGTAAGCTTCTAATAAATCTACTATACTATTTTTCATGCGAATATTTTATAATTATCTTCTTCTTTATATGCTGCGATTTCATATGGATGATTATCATATCTATATCCCATATCATAATATCTCTTCATCCATGATGGAGATTGAAGGTAATGTTGATACTCATGTACTAATGTCTTTATTACATGTTCTCTATCTTTCATCTGAGGATGGTAAATAACTATAGAGTTATCTATTCTATCATACTCAGCATGACATTTATCTTCTTCACCTTGAGCTTCTGCATCACCGCTATATCTAGCATAAATATTGTGGTGTAACTCGATATAAGGAGTACATTCCGGAGTAAATTTAGAATACCCGTAGTACTTTTCTATTTTAGGGTAAACTTCTTCTATTACTTTTTTAATCTCTTGTTTAGTCATACATTTAGTTTTTAAGCCGAATTATTTAAATTCGACTTTTTTATGAGTTTTAATACAAGTGATTAAATCGTCTACGACGCAAGGGTCGATGATAGATCCTTTTGATTGAAGATCGTAGATAATTTTTTCGAGAATCGAGTGTGAATGTAATGTTGCTTGAGTCATAACCTTTATTTATTTATACTTAAATATACGAAAAAAAACGCAGGGGACCAACTTATTTAAGTGAATCTTCCCAGTTTCTAAAGGTAATATTTCCGGTTAAGTAAGCTTCTTTTTCTAGTTCTTGTAAATGATCATCTTCGTTAGTATTAGAAGTCTGTACATTTCCTAATGTACCGTTTAAGTTTTGCATATGATGTACCATCTCATGAGAGAATGATCTAACTATATCTTTAGGATGTCTCCCTGATGTATACACTACTATTTCTTTATTATTTGGATCGTAGTAAGCTGTTCTACCAAAAAAGCTAGCAGCATTGGCTTCGTCCTGTCTTAATTTTATTTCTGGTAGAGGAGTAATTTTCATTCCTTGATCTAGCATATATTCAACTAAAGAAGTAATATAGTCTTTGACCTCGGGCTGTTTAGCTACTTCCGTACCTTCTTCTTCCTTAATGAAGTACTCGTTTATAAATCCGTCTATATTTGAACCTATAATTTCAGCTACAATTTTATCTTTCAAATCTGTAAGTATTCCTAAAATTTCTTCTCTGCTTAATTCTTCAGGAAAGAAATCAGTTATTTTATCTAAATTACCAGCTAGTATACTATTCCTAAAGTCAGTAGCTCTTACTCCTGAACCAGGTGCTGATGCTAAAGCTAGACCTTGAACATTGTCTACATTATTAAATGTAGTAACTCTTCTAAGATCAACAAAGTCTTCTTCTCCTCTAATGCCTGTTACAGCTACAAACTCTTCATTTGGGTTCTCTCTAGCATAATCTTTTGCAGCAAACATTGGATTCTTTTGTCCATCTACTATCTCTACATTGCCTAAATGCTTGGCATATACTTCCCATATGGCAGTAGCCTCTTGTTTGTCAATACCGTTTCTTTCGCCTCCGCCGATAAGTATAATTACTTTATCTATTTTTGGTTTTTGGCTTGAATTAATACTGAATAAACTAGAAGCTTTTTCCTTGTAGTTATCTTTATTATAGATTGTACCATTATAAGAGCCGTCGAGTAAAGACTTTACTACGTTAAAATGTCCTCTATGAGGTGGTTTAAAAGCTCCTGGATATAATGCTATCATAAGAATGCTTGTATTTTAGAGTCTATTTCTGCTGGTGTAGAATGTTGAAGTAGGTCTTGAAATTTAGGATTGAAAAGCATATCAGCAATATTGTCTAATACTTCTGTTTCTTTCTCTTCTTGCTTAGCTTTTCTATCTCTATATTTTTTAAGCGCATCTTTCATTTTATCGATACCTGGTCCGACTCCGTTAGCTTGGTATGCTTTGAGGAAAACAGATTTTAATGCTCTATCTTCTCCATAACTATCTTTATCGTAGTCTAAACTACCTATGTGCTTTTTAAATTCTTCCTCTTCTTGAGAGTTCATTTCTACTGGTTTTCTAAAAGTAGAACCGCCAATATTATTCTTTTCATTATAAACTTGAAGGTAATCACTGATGCCAGAAGGTCCGTTTTTAGCTGCAGTATTAAATGCTTGTATCTCTTTATCAAACTTACCTCCTCTATCGGATACGAAAATAGCTAAATTACCGTTAGTAATTTTATCATAATCTTTTATTAGTTGGTACACATTACGCCAGGTTGAAAAGACTGCTGCTCCGGGTATGTTTCTTTTTCTGTTAAAGTTAGAAATATATGAAATCATTGGGTGAGTATACACCATGACCATAAACACATCATATCCTTTATCAATTAACTCTTTAACTTTTTTAGGATTAGAAGCTGTGGTGTCCCAGACAAAACTAGTCTTGCTGTTTGATAACTCTTCTGCTTCCTTGTCTGCTAGTCGAGCTCCTTGACTGAGATTGTTGTATGCGGGGTGCTGTGGATCCTCTACGTATTTGTCGGGGTTGACTTGTGGAAGGGACGACAGTCCTAGTTGGTTGAGTAGATAGGTTTTGCCTGCTCCTGCCCCTCCTGCCATCACTACGACTTTCGGACGTCCTTGGCGTTCTAGTATTAGGTCTGATAGTTTGATCATTTCTATTATAATTTATATTACTTCCTCTATACCCTCTAACTCTAACTCGTGGTGGTTGAGGTCTAATAAATGGTCTATAATAAATAGCAGGGCTATAAGTCCAAGTGTTAAAGTACCAAGTATAAGGTCTATCCCAGTAGTATGGGTAGTTCCATCCGTAATAAGGGTATTGCCAACTGTACCTGTTGTAGTTATTAAAGTAGAGATCTGAGTAAAAATTGAATCCATTATTAAAGTAATTTACCTTCGGTACTTTTACTGTAGTGTCAGTTCTATAAATACCATCTAAAGATGAAGCATAATTAAGTGCTGAATATTTAAATTGAAGTGAACTACAGCTAACTAAAGATAAGAAAATTAATGCAGAAAAACAAATTTTTACTAGTCTATTCATAATTTAAGTATTGTAGGATAACTATTATAAATAGGTTCTGTTGTAGGGTTCTCTAATTTATATAGTTCATATATCATTTTGAATAGTTCAAAATTCTTATCTATATCGTCTATTTGTAAAAGCTTCCATCCTTTACCTTGAATAACATTCTTTTGTTTAGATGGTCCTCTAGATTGAGCTTTTAACCAAAGTATACCTGTACGTTCGATTTTAATACCTTTGGATTCTTCTAAACCTTTAGCATAAGAAGCTAACTGTAGATCGTAAGATTTATGAATAGAATTAGAAGTTTTTATATCTAACAACCAAACCTCACCGTACATTTTTACAACTAAGTCGGCTGTACCTGCATACTTATGTTCATCTGACCAAACAAAGTCTTCTGCTGATATCAACTCCGGTTTATGGGTTCGCCAAAAATCTGCAAACTTTAAAATCATTTCCCATACTATTTGAGAGTACTTAGCGTTTCCGTAGTCATCCATCCAGGTAACTTCCTGTCCTTTAACTAACGCTTCAGCTGCTTCGTGAACTTGTGTTCCTTCTTTACCTGCTCGTCTCATAATAAGATCGGCGTTATGCCCAACGTCCTTAAGCCATGACTCAAAAAACTTATTCTTGGGCATATATTGGAGTATAGTAGTTACGGATGGATAATATACTCCTTCGCCTCTCTTATAAACTCTTCTATCTAGAAAGTTAATTTGTTGTAGTTGTGGATTAAAATCTAACCGTTTCTTCTCGTTTTGTTCGAGAATGTTCATACCTTGTTTTATCATAGGTCTAATTTGTGCAGCATTAAACTACTTAAGTCTAATTCTTCTGCGGATTGAATTTGCTTGGTAAATGTCTTGAATCCCATTTCAGATGGATCTTTATCCGTCAAGCTTATTAGAAAAACTCTTTTTCCTTGGTTGTATAATTGTTCAGCTATTTGTATTGCATTATTGCGTGCATCTGTGTCTAATGCAATGTATATGTCTCTTACTGTACTGGTAATTAGTTTCTTATATAATGAGGGAGAGATGCTCTTACCTAGTATAGGAATAGCGTTACGGCGTATTGCAATAGCATCAAATACTCCTTCACATAGGATAATAGGAGCATTCCAGTTGATTAAGTTTTCAAAGAAGATTATATCTTTTGAAGCTTCAGGGTTTTTGTATTTAAAGTAGTTGCCATCGTAAGCTCGTGCAATAAAGAAATTGAGTTGATTGGATTCAGAATAACTCGGTATAATAACTCGGCCTCCATATTCTCCACTTGTGCAGTATCCAATGCCATATTTAATAAAATCATTGTCGGTAAGGCCTCGTTCATATAAGTATTTTCTTACTAGGTTAGCAATCACTGATGTAGTAGATGCATTATAAAGTGGTTGAAACTCTTTCGGTAGCTCTATTATAGATAGTTGCTTATATTCTATTTGACTACCCTTAGGTAAATACTTGAGTATGTCTTGAGCCTGCTCTCTAGGAGTCTTAAGTTGGGTAAGAAGAGATCTTATTGTACGGCCTCGAGTTTGGCATACCCAACATTCCCAGGGATTTTGACCCTCTTCGTTGGTAGCCATATTAATCTCCAGCTTTGGCTTCCTGTGGTTGCAGAAAGGACAGTGGAAGGCATAATTATCTCTAGCTCTTTTATGAGATTTTCCTAGTATATTCTCAATAGAACCGAGTAGGAAAGTATAATCCATACAAGTATCCGTAACTATTATCTTATAATATAAGAAAAATAATTCTAAATATCAACTAATTTAAGGTGATTTTTTTGATTAACCATAATATTAGAAGGTCTAATATCTAATTCATCAGGGTCAATTCCTAATCTTTCTGCTTCTGCTTCTACAGCTTCTATCCATTCCTCCGGTATTTCTCCTTTGAAATCTCCTAGGACCTCCATTTGAATTATACCTAACTTAGTATCTAATGTTTCAACGTCGTAGATATGAGCAAAATTGTTTGTTTTTTTACCTTTAAGTATATGTGCGTGTTCTAATTCGATTTCGTCAGTAGTGACCTTGTAAACACGGCCATTAAGAAGATAAGCAGCTCCATAGTCTCCAGAGCCTAGGTATTTACCTCCTTGGTCTTTTATTTTATCTATTTCCTTTTCAAACTCTGGATCGTAGTATAAAATTTCTCCTAATATGACATGTGACAGTCTCATACATTTTAATCTAACCCTGAGGTTCTTCCTGCTTGTCTTTCTTTATCTAGCCAAGCCGCTTTTCCTTTTGTATAGGAATCTTTATCGTTTCTAAATTTATCATCTAGAATTTGAATTCGGTCCCATTTAGAATCAGCTTCAACATCTATTCTAATATTAACATCTCCATATCGATCCATAACTCCAGCTTTCCAGCTTTCTAAATCATTACCACTCATTACTTGTCTGTATGAATCATCTGGGTTAGGGAAGCTTAAGCCGAACATAGGAATCTCTCCGAACATACCTTTAACTACATTAAAGGTTAGTTGGCTTAATTTCATAGTTGCTTGTCTACGTCCTGGACCTTCGTTAAGTATGATGTCTGTTAGTTTCATAGTTCTGTTATTACGTATATAAATAGTTTAAATAAGCTGTTTCGGTGTATGTTCTTTTAATTTTAACATTATACCCTCTTTCCTATTATGTAGCATATGAGGTTCAGCATTTTCAATATAGGGTAACATACGAGCAGGGATAGTGCGATACGGGTAGGGATTCAATATTTCTGAACCATCTTTACGGTCAGGCTGTGTAGTGCTAGCCCACATTTTCATTGGATGATCGTCTATTAGAAATCTAGTATTTTCCATATGCTGTACCTGTCTGATAAAAGAGAAATTTGGGGCGTAAGACTTTCCGAGCTCTAAAGCGCATATGTCTAATAGTACGTCTAAAGGGTATTCTATTTTTTCTGAGCGTTGGTATAGGTACCTAGCAAAAGGCTTTGAAATCATATATGCATGGGCACCGTAGGATAAATAAGTATCAGGTATTTTTATAATCTTATTATGAGGTTCTCCTATTACTCTATTATCTGATTTTCCCCACCAAAATATATTATATGTTGTATTTCTTATAAACTTAAGAATTTTTAGAAATTCTCCGTTTAAAACAGCTTCTTGGGTAAAGTAGGGTGTTAGCCTTGCATCGTCCTCCATTACTAAAAAACTTTCGGTATTGTCATCAGAGTTACGAGATATAATTTTCTCCCATACTCTTCTATGAGATTCATAGCAACCTAGTATATTTTCAGTTAAGGCGCCTTCACCACACCAAAAGGTTTCTAATCTACCAGAAGAAATTAAATGATTTAAGTTTATTTCAGACCCCATTGTGGCGTCTACAAATTCAAAAGTAAAATCAGAAAAGTAACCCCAGTCTTTTTCAAAGGCTTCTCTTCTTGCTTTATTAGCAAAGTCATTTATAACAAATATTTTCTCAGCACCAAATTGCTTTAGGCTGGTTTTATTTGGTGTGTAACCCATTGTAACTTTATTTTCCTTGTCCTCTATAAGACTTAGCGTAATTTTTAGAGCCCTTTAATTTAGATGTTTTGCTTTTAGCATGCACACCAGGTCTCTTTTTCTTAGGCTTTTCATAATAGTTGCCTAAGGCTATTCCTTTTGCCATATTTTTACTTTTAAGTTTCCTGTTCCCTTGATTAATCTATGGTAGGTCTCTTTAGGAATAAAGATACGATTAATTTCTTGAGGAACCTCGTTATCTAATTGAAATTTCCAATCTGTGTCATGGAGAGCTTCGACTATGCGGTCTTCTTTATCTCTATGCCATACAAATTCAAACGGAGAAGAAAGGTGAGAAAACTCCCTAATTATATAACCGTCTTTTTTTATTTCTGAGTAAGGTCTACCAGTAACCTGAGAAGTTTGATCCACCGCCTAATGATTTCCAGTAACGGCCAATATTGCATGACCAGTATCCTGCTTTTGTTTTATCTTTCTTAGTTGCACATTTATGACGTGCCGCAAAGGATGCTCTTGCACCTCTTTGTTTAAGTTTAACTGAGAGGCCGGTATCACCAAATGAAACTTTTTTAACGTTACCTTTTTTACTTTTTACGTAAACGTAAAATTTCTTAGAACCACCTCTTTTAGGTTTGTTAAGTTGTACTTTTTTACCTCTGTATTCTGCTTCAGAGATATAGTCTACTGATGCTTTTAACATATCAAAGCCACTGTAGTCTAAATCCTCATTTAGTTTGACTGCTTTTCTGAATGTTTCCATATTAATAGTAGCACCCATCGATTCAACTAGCTCTTTTACTAGTTCGTAATCTATCATTTCGTCTATTCCTGCTCCCTCATCTAGTAGGTCTTCATTTTCTAACATTTCATCGATCAAAGAACCAATTTCAAATAAAGGATCTTTTCCAGAGGATACCATTGGAAGATCAAGAGGAACTTTCATTCCATTATAATCACCGTATTCTCCGATATCGGTATTTTCAATTAGATATAAATCTTCTTCATTAAGTACGATTTTACCGTCTCTAAGGGCTTGTCTTGCTTCAGTGAATAATTGTATAAAGGCATCAGAGCTATAACGGTAGACATTCTCATGTAAAGAGAGACCATTGTCTACATGGTACTGTAATGAAGGTAGTCCTACTAGTTCTTGTATCTTAATCATAATTAAAATCTTTTCTATAAAATTTTCCTAGAACGTTATCGTTTATGTAATTATCACGATTTTCTAGTACTTCATTTATAAATAGGTGTTTACATTCAAAATATGTTAATAGCTTCTTATTAGGTACAAAGTCTAATATTCTTTTTTCAAAATCTGCTCGTAAATCATTTGATTCACTTACAAGTTTTTTTATGTGAGGATGTGATCCGTAATATTCTTTCCAATCTGATTCTGTTACCACTTTTTGTTTTAGGGGTGTTCTTCCTCCTATACCTTTTGCCTTTCTTTCTTCTCTCAAAGCTTCAAGGGCTTTTACTCCTAGTCTTTTGTTTCGTTCAAAGTATAGTACTTTTTTTCCTATATACTTTAAACCGGATGGCTTATGAAAGGTTTCATAAATGAAACCGTAAGTGCCTTCTGGCATGTCTGAAATATCTGTAATAAGCCTACCCTGAAAAGTCCAGGTAGGTAGTGTTGGCATGTTCATATGTTTAAGTTTTGTCGCTAGAGCTTAGCTTTCAGCTCATCTATCTGTAACTGTTGTTCTTTAACAGCTTCTATTAATAACGCGACTATTTTCTCATAACGTACTGCTTTATAGCCATCGTCTCTAGTTCTTACTAGCTCAGGTAATACTGCTTCAATTTCTTGAGCAATTACTCCGATATCGTGGCCGGTATGTTCTGATTTATCATTCCAATCAAAACTTACTCCATTAATTTGTTTTACTTTTTCAA